AATGTAGCTATTGTGTACGAATATGATTCGTCATCGTTGACAATGCTAACAGCAACCGTATTGTCAGACTCCGAATTTAGTCGGTAACGTGTAGTAACTGCACTTCCGTCAACCGTACTTGGCGGGGTTTTTACTTGAAAAGTGGCCGCTCGGCTTGATCCGGGTAAAACAACTTTACCATAAGCCGCGCCCCAGCCAGCGTCATACCCCTTGTCGTACTGCTTGTGATTGATACTTGCTATGATAGTACCGCCGGTACCAGCCACTTTAGCAAGGATCAAATTCTTGTTTTGTTCATACAACTCATACGTCGTGACCTTCGCTTCGCCATCTACAGTGCTTGGTGGAACTTTGACCTCAAAGGTTTGAGCCGTCCCTCCGGCTGGAAGAGTCACCTTTGCATACGCCGCCGCCCAACCGCTTCTGTACCGTTGCGTTGCGTCTACCAGAACGCTCCGGCCTGTAGCGTATTGATAGCTGGGGTTATCGCTGTCGTAGGCTTCAATCGGCACGGTGGCCGCATTCCCGTCCCAACTCACTGTGCCCTGTACAATGGTAGTCCAAACGCTTTGGTCTTGGGGCTTTGCTGTCGCTGTAAACTTGCCGCCGCTCCACCCCAGAACCCAAGAAGCGACGGCCTTGCTAAAAGTTACCTCATCTCCTTTCACATTTGTAAGCTTCAACTCGTTTCCCGATACCTCTGCGGACTTAATCAGATTTCCGGCAATCGTAGGCGTTATTGTGAGAATGGATTGAGACTCTTCCGTTCCTTCAAGGAAAACCAAATTCCGATTGGCTCCGATCTGAACCCCACCGCCAGCGACCACCTTCCCATTGTTTATTGAGACATCGCGGTCTGCGCCCTCAAAGTAAGCAGGCTTTCTGAATTTCGCTACGCCGCTTCCAACGTACAGAACCGAGTTCAAATCGACATTGCCGTCCAGCTTAATTTTGTTCGCGCTTATCATGGCCTCGCTTTTTGAATCGTTTATGGATAAAACAATCTCTGCGGCCTTAATCTTGGCATTGTCTCCGGTGCCTTTAACAACGAGGTTGATTCTTTTACTTTCAACATCAATTTTGGCTTCGAAGTCATCGGCAACCTTTTTAACCTTCTTTTTTGTCTGCTTCGCGGCAGATTTCCCGCTCTTCCGTGTCTTTTTGACGAATTCAATAACGGGGTCGCGATCATCGCCAAGTGTGACGGAGGCCGACAACGGATCGTTGTAGACATCCCGCCACGCCACCGTTGTGATGACATCGGTCATGACAACATCCTTGCTCGGTATCGCAAGCCGGAAAAGCCGGCCCGGACGGAATGCGTCAAAATCCTCCCCGGTTATGGTGGAAAGATTCAGCCCGTCAATCTCGACAGACACTTTCGGCTTTTTGTGCGCCGTGAGATAATTCTCCGCAACCCGCTTGGCTTGCTCTGGCGTGTAATCAGATCCGCTGTCTGCCTTTTCCACAATTCCGTAGTCAGACAGCGTGTCGGCGTTTACGTATCCATATGTGTCCTTGCTCTTCAGCCCTTTTACGTAGTACCGTGTGCACAAATCTTTGTCATCAGAATTGATCGAAACGTTACGGATGTTCCGGCTGATACGGCCCTCCGCTGTAACCTTGGTATCTTTCCGTACGATGTTCACTGTCCAAGGCGTTGTACTCCATTTGAAAGACATAACATAGTCCAGCGTTTGAGACAAAACATCGTTAATTGACTCAAGGACATTGTCACCATACTCGAAATCGACGTTGACCGTGTCGGTACATTCAACCGTCCCAAGCTTCCAGTAGCTCCCTCTGTAATGCTCAAAAATCGTCTGGATGGCCTTCCGGCAAGTCATTTCCCCGGAGATATCCCCTCGAATGATGTAATCTCCTACCTCGACAATGGCGTGATCCAGCTCAACCTTGTAGCTTTCTGTCCCTATATCGCTTTGCGGCGCTCTGCTGCGGAAAATACCAGCACTGCCGACCGGCGTATAAAGCTCAACATAACGCCGTCCCCCGATCATTTCCTCCCTGAGAAGGTTCAATGTCGCAAAGGACAGCGGAACCAGCTTTTCGGTAATCGACAGGCTAAGCGGATGAAGCCGCGCTTCTTCTTTGAGATTCTTATTAAGCAATCTGGGCAAGCTTGTCATAACCAACGCCCCCTAAACTTGAATACGGCTTTGACCTTCGCAGATGCGGTGATGCTCAAAACGCTCTCTGATCCGCAGGGAAGTCGTAAATCGTCATACGAAATGGCCGTTCTTTTGTCCAATATGCTCTTCGATCCCTGTCGGATGTAAAAAATCCCATGGTTGTCATAACCGATCTTTATTCGGCCATTTACTGGCAAGGAAATGCCCTCCAGCGCAACCGTGCTTTTCCCTGCTGCAACGTAAAGCACCTCGACGTTTTTAGACATGGAAGTAATCTCGGCTGAAACAAGCGTTTCCTCCGCATTGCCCGGAGCTGTAACATCTGCACGAGCAGACACGCCTTGCAATGTGATGACGGTTTCTTTATCGTCTTCCCAGTACGGGCAGGAATACGAGGCAAAGGTGATCGTCAGCGGAGCCGTCCAATCTCTGACGCTTCCCATAGCCGGGAGTTGTTCGCATACAACCCTGAGCTGTTGGCCCGGCCTATCGTTGACCTTGAGCGTGCCACCGTCCTTGCACCATTCAATGACCTTCACAAGGGCTTCTTGCCTTTCGGTAATGCTGTACAGATGAAGCTCAAAAGTAACATTCACCTTTGCCGGTGCTTTCTTCCGGTTGTCGATTATAACAACTTCCGAACCTGCTGGCGTGTAGGTTGTCTGCGTGTATTCATACTCCGGATACGTGACATTCAGAACCAACAGGTTTTTATCGATCTTGTTCATGTGCTTTCCGTTAAGCACTACATCATATCGACTGGTCATTCAAACCTCCCGCTGTTCATAAGCTGCCCATTACGCCGGTTGGCTCCTCTCGCCACCTCGTCGTCTGTAACATACGTGACCACGTTGGCGTTGCTCATTCCTGTCATAATCGCCTTTCGGACGGCTTCCTCAAAAGCAGACATATCAAAATCCGGAGACCCGTTACGGTACTCCCTTGCCTGAGAGGAAGACAAGACCATCTCTCCACGGTGTAGTCTGGCTACGTAATCATCATACGGGACATTCCAAAGACCCTTCGCGTGCGATCCGTCTTCCTCCCCCGGATTGCCGCCAAGATCGCCAGCAAGGTTATTTAGCGCATTAACCACGTTCGTCCCTGCCGTTCCAACGCCCTCTGCTGTGACCCCAAGTTCGGATGATACTTTCTGCACCGCTTTCTCGGTTGTTCCGATCTGCTTCTTTGTCGCGTCCATCTGATCGTTGAGTTCTTTGATTTTATCGTTGGCATCAGAAATCTCTTTGACGGAATGCTCGTACTCCGAAACTAATGCCTTTCTCTCCTCAGGAGACAGAAGCTCAGGATCTACATCCCAAGCGTTTTCATCGTACGGCTGTTCGATGAATGTCTGCAGCTCTTCAAGCGCATTGGCCAGTTGTTCGGGATTCATGTCCTCAATCTTCAACATTTCATCGCCGATCATCATGTAGCCATTCATCAGGTTGGTTACTTTCTGGAGCATCGAGCCGTCAAAATCTTCAATGTTTCCGCTCTCAATGCCTGTCTTGATCAATTCGGAGAACGATGCAATGTTGCTTTTGAGAGTAGAAGATATCTCCTGCTGTTTTCCTTCAGCAACCCCAATTTTGACGGACTCTTTCTCCCGCTCAACGCCCTGCTGTGCGAGCAGCTCGTACTCTTTCTGGAGCGTGTTGACCATTGCCTGTTGGATCGCTTGCTTGCGGAACTCATCAGTCATCGTCCGAACTTTTTCGATGTTTTCCTCAAGCGTTGTTCCTTCAGATTCCAGCAACTCCTTGACTCCGGGCATAAGCTCTTCAAGCTGGGCTACGGCCGTCTGCCATTCGTTTGTCTTCGTAACGTTGGCGTCACCCTTTTTCGCCAGCTCGTCAAGGTAGTTGAGCAAGCCATTCGCCTTTACGTTCTTTACCTCGACCCCTTCAAGCTCATCGTTCAGACTGTCTACAATTTTCTGTACCTCCGTGTCATCGCCCATGAGTCCGATCGCCAAGCCCCTAAACAGGCCACCGGCCAGAGCCGTACCAAGATCAAAAATTCCTTGCGCATACTTTCCGATGTTAGACGCGAGCTTTACTGCAACAACCCCAACAAACTTGCCAATAGCAAAGCCAAAGTCCTCGACCTCTTTATCGGTTGGCGTTTCCAGAGCCTCGCCTACACCGTCGATTACCCAATTCGCGAGGTTGGTAAACATCCCGGCAAGACCGTTTTGCTGAAAAGCCTTGTTGAGCTTTCCAATCTCCTCTGTAACTACGGTTACAAAGTCACGAATCTTCCCCTTGAATTCATCCGAAACAATAATCTGCAGCCCTTCCAGCGCAGAATTGAGGATCGTGATATCGCCCTCAAGATTGTCCAACATTGTCTTGGACATCTTCGATGCGGCACCTTCACTGTTTTCAACGGCGGTTTTAAGCTTTTCGTAGTCCTCATCCGTTGTCTTCATTAAGGAGATCAGAGAGCTGACACCGCGCAAGCCGCCAATCTTTTTCAGATTTCCAAGGAAATCCTCATTAAAATGCGTAATCCCTTGAAGCTTTTCGTTGTACAACTCATCCAGATCGTCTTGCTTGATTTTCTTCCCAAGATAATCTACAGCGCCGCCGCTCTCTTCAATTTGCTTCGTCAGATCGTCGTACCAAGCATCTACTTCTTCCAGATCTTTCTGGACTTCCTCAAGAGATTTGCCGCCAAGATCAAAGTCGGACTCACGGAAAATCTGCCGCATCTCATCGAGAACTTGTCGAAGCGGCTTGACCTTGTCCGTCCCTTCCTCGAAAAGGCTGATGCCAAGCTCGGACATTGCTTCCGCTGCATCCTTTGACGGAGCAACGAGCGAGTTGATAATCTGCCGCATGGACGTGCCGGCTTGAGATGACTTGATACCGTTGTTGGCAAGCAATCCAAGGGTGACAGCTACATCATCGATCGAATAGTTGAGTACACCAGCGTTCGCGGCAAGGAATTTGAACGCCTGACCCATCATGCTGACGGTCGTGTTCGAGTTGGCAGACGCAGCCGCAAGAACATCAACGAAATGGCCGGCGTCTTTAGCTTCAAGCCCGAAAGCGGTAAGCGCGTCTGTGATGATATCGGACGTCTGGCCCAAATCTTCTCCAGATGCTGCGGCAAGGTTCAGCACGCCATCGATACCGTCAAGCATTTCCTCGGTATCCCATCCGGCAAGAGCCATATACGAGAACGCTTCGGCGACCTGTGTAGCCGTGAATTTCGTACTGGCTCCCAGATCCATTGCTCTTTTTCGAATCTTGATAAAATCGTCGTTTTCAAGATTGCCAAGGGCCTTTACCTGCGACATGGCGCTGTCGAAATCCATGCCAACCTGAATGACTTGCTTACCGACATCGACCGCCGTTGAAGCAGCTTTTTCGGCAAACCCGAACAGCTTGCCGAAAATTGGTGTATTTTTTAAGCCGATCGACTCAAGCAATCCTCCGACTTGCGTAAGAGATGACGTAAAGCCGGAAGTGTCAAGTGCCAGTTTCGCGGCAAGTGTAAATGCCTCCACGGTCTCACCCCTCCGTCAGTCGTTTGAGTATATGAGCCTTTACTTGCTCGGCTGTCGGCTCCTTCTCAGCCGGGTGAATCATTTCGATGAAAGACGGTATGTCTGGCGTGACTCCATGTGCTTGTAAGTAGGACGTTACCAGCATCTTCAGCATAGAAGCTACATAATCCTGATAAAGCGTCTCTCTTCCGTCCTCTTGCATCATACGAGCGAAAACATGGAAACCGTGCCAGCCGTACTTCTGAAGTATTACGGTTATTCTTTGCCGCTGATTTTTGCCACAGCGACGGATTGTGTAAAAAAATCGCGCAGAATGTCATCATAGCTCTCCCGGAGCATCTGGACAGTCTCTTTGAAATTCATTTTCCCGACCTTTGCCGCCGGAATCATCTGCAAGGCCGCAATGATCTCGTAAACATCAGCTCTGTGGTTCTTAAGCGCAATGGACGCGAATTTCGGGAACATGGCTCCAATCACCTTAATCGTGGGCATATTCCGCATCCCTGCCAGATTCTCTAACGTTTGAAGCGTTTCTTCGTCATTGCACAGGTTCGCAAAAGGCTCCGACAGCCGCAGCAGGGCTTCTGTAGCCTGATCGTTCGTCATGTCTGAAATCTTCACTTTTTACCCTCCTCATAAAAGCGAAAACGGGGGACGGGGACTCACCCCCATCCCCCAGAGTGTTTCTCAAGCCGCCGGTTTGTCGAAGAAAACAACCCGGAAAGGTGCCCTGTCGTAGTCGTTGACATCGGCCTGACGCGCATGGAACTCAAAGGTCATCGTGCCTTCGCCCTTGTCGGTGAACGTAAAGGTGAAGTCGCTGGTATTGAACGCATTTTCCAGCTCAATCAGTACAAGCCGACCGTCCGAAATATCGCCGATCCAGCAAAGCGAGCTGATATAGTCCGTGCTCGGATCGACAGCCGTGTGCATGGTAACGGTGGTCTTCTTGCCGGAAGTCTCGACATCGCCTGTTCCCAGAAGCCGCTTGAAGTTTGTCGGATTGACCTCAAGCAGCGTGCCACTGAGATAAGCATCAGCAGAGTCCACGAAATCAGACCCTTTGAACGCATAGCGCAGCCCGTCCACTTCCGGAGTCCTTGTCTCCCGTGTTACTGTAAAAGTGCCGCCGCCACGAGTTACGCCAAGAATCTTCGTCCCGGCAGTAATCGCAGAAGTGATCGCGGTCTTCAGCGCCGCAGCATCCGCGATGCTCGAATGCTCAAAATCGGCAAGGAAAATGCCGGCATTGAGCTGCAGATTATCAAACGCTTCGGCCCGAATCGGGGAAGTTGATCCCGGTGCAGCCATTTTTTACTCCTTTCTCCGGATCATAGACCCGGCTCATGATACGCTTTGATTGACAAATTGATGTACGCCGACTGACTGTATTCATCGCTCAGAATCTGTACAAGCGGCGTTTCCGGATATATGACCAAATATCCACCCGGCTGTTCAAACTGCTTCATTTCGCCAATAGCAGCCACGATTTGGTCTGCTTTCGCAAGAAGCTCACCAAGCCGGTTTTTCGGATACCATATCTGGCAATATCCGCTTGCTGAATCATTCCACTCAGGTTCGACAAGCGGATAAGTGATATAAGGCAGCGTGACCTGTTCCGGTACACTTTGCAGCGTGTAGGCCGGAAGCCCGAAGCCGCCGAAAAAAGATTTTAGCGTTGCCGCTGTGTTAAGCATCGGGAAGCACCCACTTTTCAGCAGTCACCTTGGTAATCTTGACCGTACTCGCTTCCGGAGCTTCTGAATCCTTCGCATTGCTTGTCACTCGGAAAATCTGCCCGTCAGAGAGCCGCCGGAAAACATCGTGGTACTCAAGCAGGAAACTTTTTCGCGTGACAACGGTGAACGTTTCCGTAACCCCTTGCTTTTCAGCAATTACCGCTTCCGTTGACGAGTTCTTGATGATGGTCGCATCAAACGATGCTCCATCAGACCAGTAGTCAACGGTGCTTCCATACGGATCATCCTCGCGAATGTGGTTGAGGATGCAGCATTTTTCCATCATGCTATCAAGTAAGCTCAAAATGCCACCTTCCTCCAGCGGTTCAAAGAATCCGCGAAAATTGTCTTCCAGTTCACATTCGGGTTGCCGCCCTGCACCTTGGAACCGACGTTTTTTTCATAGCTATACACGCCGATAACCGACTCGCTGAGATACGGACTGTTGACGGCTTCTCCGTACTTTTCCACCCACTGCTTAATCTCTCCAGACAACGCAATCACGGCAGGAGGGACCGCGAGAGCGCATATCGTGCCAGCCCACGTTTCGTCTTGGAGCCCCGCCGCTTCGACATCATCGTCATCCGTGATGCCGCTCGCATGATACGTGTAAATGCCGTCATTCAGATCGCTTCCAAGGATCAGGAAACGCTGTCCCTCCTTAAAAGGCAGGGAGATCGTGCCGCCAACAATTTTATGGGTGTCTCTCAGGGCATCCTTGATAAAATAGTTGTGGATGTGTTCACACACTTCCTGCAGCATGATCTCCCTCCTTTTTACGTGGCCTTTTTACGGCCTTTAGCGGCCCTTCTCGGCGTTTTATCTTCTTCCGTGGGCTTTTTCTCATCCGCTTCCTGAGTCGCCTTAATCACCGCAAAACCAGCCTTATTCTGCGTGCCTGATAGCTCGGCGATACGGGCTTCGGAAATCTGCCGCCCGTCATGTGGGAAGGCGTCCCCTGCGTTGTACAGGTGACGGTCTTCAAAATCTACCCATCTGCGGATGCTTTCGTATCTCATCAAGTTCCGGTAGTCTCGGTCGCGGTGGCGATGTACAGGCTGTCGGGCTTGTAGAGGACAGGCATGAACAGGGTGGACGCTTTAGTCCAAAGCACCGCCGGATCATGCTCAGCCCACTGGGTGATGTACACATACGGGCTTTCGGAGCTGCCGTTGACGGAATTGTTGATTTCAATACCGGCATCGGTTTCCGGAGGATCGCCCCACAGGCCATCGCCCAGCTTCGTGCCGCCATTCGGAGCAGCGAAGAAGGTAATACCGGCTTCGGGGAAGTAACGCTTCGCGGTCACGGTGGGCCTTCCATTCACGATAGCACCGGGAACACCGTAGGTGACATCATTCACAATGATCTCATTCAGGCCGTACTCTTCAGACAGGTACGCCCGGAGATCAGCATTGGACAGCAGCACGCCGATCATGTTGACGCCGTTGACAGCCTTCTGGATGACAGCGGACTTCCGGAACCTGTTCAGGGTAGCGCGGCTGGTCATCAGACCGTTCAGCACGTTGCCCCCATTCCGGGCAGTCTGCACAAGCGCTTCCAGCTGCTCATCGACCGGAGCAGAAGCGGCATTGCCGAAATCAATGCTCAGGCCCTTCTGCGCGGCAGGGACGCCGTAATCAACAGTCAAATCAAGGTTGTTTTCCTTGATAGTGACCTGACCGGTAGCCATCAGCTCGTTTTTCGCAACCTTGGTGCGGGTGATGACCTGTTCGGCCAGCCGGATGCCGTCATTGATGACATAGTCATACATATCATCATTCTGGACACCCGCCCGGAGCAGCGCACGCATTCTTTCGCTCTGGTCGATCTTGACCTTGATCAGGCCCTTCTCGATGTTGTGGCTATCCACGGGGATGCGGAAGGTTTTCTGAGACTCAACATCAAAGCCGTGGAACTGCGCCATCAGCGGCACCTGATACTGCGCGGCGATGCTTTCCCAGTAGGCCACAAGATTATCCGTCTTGACATCGCCAAACAGCGTGTCAACGGGGTTGGCGTCCGGACGATTCACAACGAAAGGAATGTCCAGCCACTCTTCCCGGGGAATCAGACCCATGACATTATTTTCAAAGCGAGGCATTTATTTCACTCCTTTCTCATTCGTCAAAATTGGGCCGGGTGATTGTCGGCGCGGTGGCGATAAACTTGATGCCGGTCAGCGCCGTCTTCGCAGCCGCAGCAACAGAAGCCGGAAGCCGATCTTCATAGACCACACCCGCAGATACGCAGGAACCCGGCATATCGCCAGTAGAAACATCGACATCCTCGTAGAGGAGTCCGAAATACGTGGTGACGGCATCGTTCCCCGTGCCTGTGGTTTTGCTCAGAAGCGCCCCGGCGGGAACATACTTGGAGCCGTCCGCTTTTGTCACGACCTGAGGATGATTGGCCGCAACGGTAATGGTCTCCCGCTTGCAATCACCGGACGCAAGAAACCAGCCCGGCTGATACAGCGTGTTCAGCGCATCATGCTGAATAAAGCTCATGATTTTACTCCTTTCCGGTGTCTACTTTGACACCCTGCTGCTTTAGGTGGCTCATGTAAAGCTCTCTGGCCCGGCTCGCACCCGATCCTGTGCCGCCTTCCGGAGGAGTAGCAACCGACTGCTTGCGCTCCTTTGTCGTGACCTTGAACACGCCCCAGTCATCGTCAATCGTCTTCTTCAAGGCATCCAGCCCTTCGAGGTTTCCGTCTTTGTCCAGCTTCATACCTGAGAAATCGGTATGGCGCATGACCATATCAAGCCGATCCTCCTTCACCCGCTCATCAGTGAGCAGCTTGCGGAAAGCGGATTTAACCTTCTCTGCTTCTTCCTTGGCAACGATTTCCTTCTTGAAGTCCTCAAAAGCCTGCTTCTCGCTCTCGTACTTGGCCTTGAAATCTTCGCCGCCTTTCAGATCTTCAAGCTCTTTCTGGACTCCATGAAGCTTTTCAATGTCCTTCTTGTAGCCTTCTGCTTCCTCTTTTGCGGTCTCCCTCTGCTGCTTCAGAGCGTCAACCACCTGCGCGTGTTCCTCGATAATCGCGCTGACCTGTTCATCGGTCAGGCTAAGGGACTTGAGCCAGTTTCGGGTAAAAGCCATATTTCTCCCTCCCATTTCTTCGGGGCCTTTGCTTCGGCCCTACGGAGCTTTGATTAGAGCGGTACTTTGCTCTCAATTAAGTATAACAAAGATAAACCGAATTTTCAGTAAAGTAAAATAGCAAAAAGCTGAAATCTAAGGCAAAAGAAAAAGCGTGCATCTCTGCACGCTGGAAACAAGTAGCTCTATTTTATATTTTTTAGCTCATTCTCCCATATCTTTTGATACTCCTTCTTGTGGTTCTCCACCGCCGGTTTGAGATACGGTTTCGGAGACACGAAAGAGCCGCTTGAAGTCATATGCCCAAGCTCGACATACGGCGCGTATTCTACATCGCTTCCGATGAGTTCCGTATTAACCTCCTGCGTT